AGACTACATATGCTAAAGCTCCTCCCCTTTATATTTTTTCTTGACAGGCTAAACAATAAACGATACTTAGGTTCCAAAAGGGAGCACACAATGGAAAATAAACCTGCTGGTGAAGCTGTAGTTAACATGGATGTTGAAACCATTTTGGACGTAGCAGATGCTATAGTTTATATTAAGTCTGGGCTGGAGTCCGGTCACCTCACGCTAAACCTTGAGGACGAAACCTCCAGCGAAGAAGCTACGGAAGAGTTGACCGTTGCTCTTAGCGACTTGGCAAAGCACCTTGCAGGCATAATCATGGATGCGGTGTATAAAGAAAAGCAGAAGCTCCAAACCGGCGAGATCTCCCAACACGACGATCTTCAAGTGCTCCTTGACGATTCTGTGCAGGTTCTTGGTCGCGATAAGTTTGCCGAT